GTGGATTCCCCAAATAAAAAAACGCCACCCCCCTTCTTCTTTACTACACCCATCTCTTCTGGAAGCCGGTCTTGACGGCTGAAATTGCATCTTTTACAAGCTGCTACAAGATTATCCATGTCGTCTGTTCCCCCCCTTGCTACGGGTATCACATGGTCACATGTGTTGGCCTCTTGTCCACACCAATGGCATTCATAACCATCGCGTTGCAACACTCTCAATCTAATCTTCTTCCAGATAGAACTGTTGGCTTTGCGTTGAGAATGCAGAGTCATTCAATGCCAGCCTTTCTTTTGCCAATGGCGATAAGCATTGCACATCGATCCGTGCTTTACTTTGATGTAACGGATAGTCCAATCAATCTGACGATAACCATCTAGATTGCGATACTTGGGATTACGCATCTGTCCAAGCCCATAATGTGAGCCATTGACTGCATTGATATTCCAATGCGATTCAGCTGTAATTAGTTTATTGAGACATTGAAATTGCTCATAGTTAATAATCCTTGAATGCGCATAAAGCTTCAGATTATCTATCTCTGTCATTGCTTCCGCTGGTGTTGTGCCCACAATACATAGCACACCCAATAGCACCAGACATCGCCTGCGAGCTATCCGCCTCAGCGGCTCGCCAGCGAGTATGGAGCGTATCCATGCAGTCAAATACCCGTCAAGTTTGAGCGTAGTCTTGGGCGTGTTCAACACCCTGTGGATATTGTCTGTGGATAACTTCATGGCTTACCGCCCCACCCTTGACCCTTGAATATCGCTGGAGTAGCTGTGAATAGACGCTTCATTGGAATCGTGCATTGCGGACAATATGGCTGTCTTGAAAGCTTATCTTCAATCGATCGTGTGACCATTTCAGTCTTTTCACACATTGAGCAAATGAATTCATATTGAGGCATTTTCGCCCACTAACGCAACGCCCATCGCAGAGCACACGGTACATTCCAATACTTTGACACCATTTGGAAGATTGTCGGTCACGATGCGAATCAATTGAATCGTCTTCTTTTTACATATTCGACAATCAAATTGCAACTTCTCCATATTGGCTCCTTTTGTAATTTTCCATCGGCTGTAAGTTTGGCTGAGTCACATTCCAGTTATTTTGTTTGGCATTGAAATATCGTGGCCTTTTGGCCATAGCAATGGGAATCCAACCCACTAGACGCATGACCGGCGGCTTACCCGTCACGAGTACGCCAATCCAATCGGCTCGGTCAGATTGTTGAATCCATAATCCACTCGCTGAATTCTCTGAATGTTTGACTTCAATGTTCGGCTCTACATCTGGACGATGCTTGCCCCGATTATTTCCGGCTTTGTATGGCACTCCAGTAGCTTGTGCCACTGCCATCTCAGCACAGAATGCACTTGCTGTTTGAGAGATGAATTCGTAAAACGATAAATCTCGTTGATGTCTGGATTCATGGTCTGGCTCGTAGCCTTCCCGAATATAGTCCTCAATGGCAGCTACTAAACACGTCAATTCTTGCTCTCTAGATAGCTTGATTTTCATCGACAACCAGCGCAGAACCAAAGAATCTTGTCTATTTTGTCATACCCCTTTTGATAACCAAATTCATCGAATTTCTGTATCAATGCACATTTGTCACATTGCTCGACTTTGTATTCAGCGACAATTTCTCCATTTTCCATAAGCTTGCACATCATTGTTCGCGGATTGATTATCTCTACATAATCGCTCATACTTGTGGAGCCCATTGTCCGCTAGACGTTAATACATACCAAAGAGGGTCACATTGATTTGGCTTTTTTTCAACACAGAACCACCCGCCCCAAGATTTTCCAGTTTTGGCTTCGCCGGTCTTGAACAGGCGATGCCCATGTTTGCATTGTGGAGCTTCTGGCATTAATTGACCCCCAAGTTTTTCCTTAATCTCATCGATCGCTTTTGCCACGGTTGGAAGTCCAGATTCTTCCGCCTCTTCCCGAGTTTTGAAGCTTGGAACGTCTCCGAATTTTGTCGTCCAATAATCGTAGTCCTGTTCAGAATTGGCTACTTTTGTTGGTAGCTTCTCGACTTGCTCCATGACTTCCTTTGTAGTGCGTTCGGCTCCGCCCATGATGAGCTGCATGACGCGCATAATTGCAGACGTGGTCGTGTCTTCGACGAACCATCGCTTCATGTTTTGGACGTAAGCTCCTTGATACCCATAGGCGAAGTCGATGCCCGCTGGCAGTGTGTCTTCTGCATGTCGGTATCCGCGAGCTTCGACCAAGATGTAACCCTTTTCAGCGTTGAAATCGATGATTGAAGTTTCGATTCGGCCTTGTGGGAATGTGCGATGCCAGCGTTCAATTCTTTCGCGAGCTGCCTCGTAGTTATCCAAGAATCCCATTACTTCACCGCCTTAGCTGAGACGTGATTCTTTATCGCCTTGCCACGGTTGTAACCATCTTTGTGGCCTTCTTTATAGCCAACTGAGTATCCAAATGCTGCCGCCATTGTGCAGAGAATTCCAATGAGCAGCAATGCCCAAATCGTCTGCGGGTCTAATAAGTCAAGTACCATTTTTTTGCTCCCGATTCAGAGAGCTGCGTTCGAGCTCCCTGTGTAAAGAGTGACGGGAGCATCTGACATAGTCAAGAATCCTGCGTGGATTGCGGCGTGTCGTTAGCGTATTTTGGCTTACTCTTCAATCCATTTCCTGCCAATACTCCACCAAGTGAGCCTGTCAGAAAGATTGCAAGAGTCTTCAAGAGATCGATGAAAGCTGCATCATTTGGAGCTTGTTTATTAATTGGCTGAGTTACGAATATCAATGCATAAGTGATGCCCAACGTAACAATAAGAAAGACGAAAGCAAGTGTCGAACCGATGATGAGAATAAGCTGGGCGTGGACTTCTTCGGGTGAACGCCTACGGGCTGGCCGGCTGTGGTAAGTCTCCAATGACATCTCCAGTGCACGTTCCAGTCGGGATACATTCCGGCTCTTGGCATTCCGGCTTTTGCCAGTTTTCAAATTCTTGGCATGCATAGCGTGTCCAACCCTGATAACCACAAGCGGACAGTGTTAGCGCAAGTGCCCAAGCCAACACTGCCGCGAGCAGTTTGCGAGTCACTTCCCCTGTAACCCGAAAGATTCGTCTTTAGGATTGAGCCAACGTAAGAGCACTGGAAGTACAGCTGCAAGTCCAGCCATTCCAAGCTTCTTTGGGTCAGTCTCTCCAGCCATATACAGTGCCAACGATGCGGCGATAAATGACCGCCCCCATGATGCGGCAAGTTTCTTTATTTGCTCCATGTCTTCTTCTCCTTCTTCGGTTTAGCTCCCGATGTTGGAATTGCAACGACTGGATAGTCGCCTTTGTATGGAACGAATTTAGGAATCCCGAATCCGACCACTTCTTTTCCTTGCGCATAACTGCGCACCTTTACCATGACCATTCCACCATTACGTTGGTCTCCAGTGCCGGACGTATTGCCTTCGATAAGTAACACTTCGTTATCTGGTAATAATCCAACAACAATCCCGACATGACTAATCCGATCGATGCCATCATGCGGGAAATCCATAAAAGCTACATAACCGAGTTGTGGCATATTTGACCAACGATTGATTTCTTTGAATTTATGCGCTCCGATGGCAGTGCCAACAACTGAATGCATCTTGACTCCAGCTTCATTGGCGCACCAATTCACAAATGAACCACACCACGGTAATCCATCGGCTTTTGTAAATTTACCATATTTGGTCAGATTATCGCCTTCTTCAATTGTGCCCACTTCTTGCAAGGCAATTTCAATTAATTTGGCAGCTGTACCGACTGGGAATGTCATTTCGCTTCCAACGCTTCAATCTTGGCAGATAAATCTTGAATAGCCTTAACAAGAATTGGAATCAAGCGACCCTGTGTTATTTCTAATTTTTCAGGGTTATCACGATAACTCAATTGCAAATAATCAGCCAAACCTACTGCATCTTCGGCAGCAACGATATCTTGTGCAATAAATCCAGTATCAGGCACATCAACTTTTCCAATTAATTCATTACCGTCAGCATCAAGGGTTGGGCGCATATTCCAATCAAATATGACTGGCTTCAAGGCTTTAACGAAATCCAATCCGACTTCTAAAGGCTCAATGTTTTTCTTGTCACGAGCATCTGAAAGTGAAGTGATTGATGTGACATTGCAACGCAATGATGAAATTGAAGCATCGCCCAGAGTAATTGTGTTGCT